TTGGAAGAAAAAATGCAAAGACTTTGTCGTTTGGTTAAAAGGAGAAAAGTTATGACATGGCCAGTCCCACCTTTCCCAAACCCTAAAGACAAGGGCGCTAACGTGCCCAAATTTAATCCTGACAATTTTGAGGACGCGCCAGTATGACTAAAGACGATACATTGAAGCTGGCGCTGGAGGCGATAGAGGGGGTTTTAGATGATTCTCCGAAAGTGCTGGAAGCGTCTATTACAGGAGGCTTGTATGAGGTGGTTCAATGCCGAGATGCCATCACCGCCATCAAAGAAGCCTTAGCCAACGAAGCCCTCGAAAAGATGGCAGAGAACGCCAGAGAGTTGGGGCTGGACTATGAGCCAGCACAGCCAGAGCAACATCAAGATTGGTGTGCATCCTTGACGCAGATGCTGATGTCAATGCCACCAAAACCAGCACCATGCAATTGCAAGCCAAAGCCAGAGCAACCAAAGGTTCGGACAGGCAATTGTTTGCGGGTAGGTGTTTGCGCTTCAGAGGGCCACAAAATTGCACCACAGCGCACATGGGTTGGGCTGACCCGTACCGAACTCATTAAATGCGGGGTTTTGCCATTTGGAATGTCTTATCAACTTTATGAAGCCATTGAAGCCAAATTGAAAGAAAAAAATGAAACGAATTGATCAATGGAAAGCCAAACTTAAAGTGGCCAACGCCGAGTTGCGCATCAGGGGGCGCGAGGCCAACGCCGCCGCCCGCGCTGTCATTCGCGTACACACAACAATAAAGCAATTGGAGAGAAAAATTGACAAACACTTGGCGAAGCCTTAACAACGAACTTAGCAGGATGAGCGAAGAAGACGTCCTCAAACTGCTTAACGAGGAACGTGAGGGCGCCAAGCGCGTCACCATGCTTCAGCGCCTTCACCAGCGCTACAACACCCTGCGCGTAGCGCGGGAGAGACTAGAACTACTTAAAGGAGCAACACAATGATTGAACTACCCCCACATTCAAAAATCAGTTATCCATCCACGCCGACCAAAGATTTCAAGTGGGAGTCTGGCTCAGACGTGCAAGCCATCTGGCGCAAACACGGGTGGACGCCGCCGTCTGAACACATGCCACCACCACCGCCAGAACGCGTGATGGACATGCCACTTAGGAGAGTGCGCTAATGATGCCTGCGATTCAAATGGGCCGAACCACGCCCGTGCATCAATTAAAATTTTGCACCAAGTGTCAAGAAAGCAAACCGCCAGAGGGCGGCGTTGAAATGGGCGCAAAGTGGCACTGCCAACTTTGCTGGGTTAGACGAACTATACGACAAAATGCCAAGACCAAAACCACCTGAACCCCTACTAGGCCGACAAGTCCGAATGTCAGACAGACACTGGATGATCTTGCAAGAACTTGGCGGCGCTGAATGGCTGCGCAAACAACTGGACAAGAACGCCAAAATGCCGGCCAAGTATTACCGCCGTGAACTGGACGCGCCTTCTAAGAAGGAACCTAATGACTAACTCACCAGACTTTGCAACATGGAGCCAAGCCAACTTGGCCAAGTTTGCCGAGGAAGCCTACGCCAAACTGTGCGAACAAGACGACCGCATACAGCAGTTGCAATGCGATCTGAAGACCGCCATTGAGGCGTACAGGGCGCTAACTAAGGAATAAAGCTACTTCAGCTTTGCGCCTTTTGACAAGCCCTGCAACTTCTTTGCCGCCAGCTTTTGTCCAACTCATAAAAGCCTCGGCGGCGGCGTCCCATTCACCACGGTTAACCTTCATGCGAATGGTTGACCGTTGGTAATTTCCTAGCCCAGCATTGTAGGCAAAAGAGACAACAGCGTCGAATTTGCTTTGATGATTAGCAAGAGCAGGAGAAAGTCGAAGAACACCGCGTTCAAAAGTATCGATGTCCATTTTGAATAAGTTGACCAATTCTTCTTTTGACCAGACACGATTATCTTCCCCCTTAAGTTGGTAGTCAGACCTGATAAGCCCTGCGTAACCTTCTTTACGCACGTTTGGCAGGCTTAGTTGGTCAGCGTACATAGCGTGGCCCCAACCGACCGTCCAAATCGCGGCAGAACAGCGGTAAGGTTTAGACCTGTAGCCTTCAAAGAAGTGCATCAAGTCCTCGCCAGCTTTGCTAACTTTCATTTTTTAGACCACGAACGTGAGCCAAACCAAAAGCCAATGATGCCGCCGAGCATGGCCATCTCATCGCTAGAAAAAATAATGTCAGACAAGCGAATCAAGTCTTCCATGCTCATCACTAAGCTGGGCCGACTGTAAACGTAGTACGCAATCCAAGCATTGATGGCGCATAGTTCAAGCACAAAAATGTAAGTCACCATGGGGCGCACCGTGCCCACAAAGTTGACCACCCAAGTGCTTGCATTTTCCATGATTTTTTTGTCGTGGTCATAGGCCGCCACAGTCATTTCAGCGTCGGTCTGCATGGCAATCTGATCGGTGCGGATTTCTTCCATGCGTTCTTGGGCCGCAAAGCCCTGCGCCATCATCTGTAACTGTAGTTCTACTTGGACGCGGGCAAGCGCCAACTCATGTTTCTGGTCTGCTTTGTTTTGAAAAAAGTCCAGCAGTTTGGGCAAGCCTGATATAAGCAAACCGCCAAGGGTTGAGAATAGAGATAGCATTACAGTCCAATCATTCCAAGTAATTTATTGACAATCTTGTCTGACAGATCGTCAGGCAAGAACCGCAAAAGCCCAAGCACCCACCAAGCGATGCACAAGCGCACAAACACTTTGAGAAACAGGTCGAATTGTTTTTGATACTCATTCACCTACCACACCGCATTCTGGCGCAAATTTCTGAAATTTCAGAGATGCCCCAACCAACAGCGCCGATCAGTAAAACGAGGGTCACAATGCCAATTGCCCACGCCAACTGTTCATCTTCTTCTTCTTTGCGTTTCTTTTCTTCGGCCTTGGCTTGGCGCGCTAGATGCGCGTCTTCAAGATCCATTTGTTGCTGGCGCTGTTTAATGTTGTTCCACACGTCTATGCGGCCAGTTTGCATAAAAAGCATTTGTAACTCGGCTTCAAAGCGCTTGGCCTCATCAAGCGCCATCTCAATTTGCAATGCTACGCCAAGGTTTGACTTGTTGCCAGAGCGCTTGGCCTCAACCATGGATCTGGTCGCCACGCTTTTGGCGTCAAACATCTTAGCGATCATGGGGGCCAGCCCCGCCAGATCGTTAGCAACCTTGCTTGCTTTTTTGACAAGTCCTATGGCTTGCTGTAATCCTTCAAGCGCCGTGATCGGATCTATCATTTTCGCTCAACCTTTTCCCACTTAAGGCATACTACTTTGCGATTATAAACATCACCCGTCCACGCCCACCGCACGCAGCGGTATTCAGAAACTTGTGGGATTAGCATTACCACAAGCAGCCAACTCATTTGTCTACTTTGTTGTCTAACTTATCAAAGATTTTACCAAGCATGTCCTTGACGTCGCGCATGTCAGCGCGGTAGTCGTCCCGCGTGACGTAGTTCAGCGGCATAGCCCGCACGTCGGTGTCTAGGCGCTCAATGGATCGGTAGATGTTGTTGAGTACCCAACCGCCTAAGAACCCCGCCAAACTTACTGCAATGTTAAAAAGAACTTGCGAGTCCATTATCGGTTTGTCCCACGAATTTCCACGCGGTAAGGTTGATTTAAAGCGTTACGCTGTTCATTTGCCTGTTGCATAAGCAAAGCGTTACGCGCCGCTTCATCGCTTGTCAAACGCGACGCAAAGGGTGAATAATTAGGAATTAAATTACGTTGGCCTGTAGGCGACAGCAAATAGTTGCGCATACCCGCAGACACCATTTCAGGCGCAAACGCGCCTATTGCTGCGCCTGCACCGGCGCCGGCTTGACCGCCCACAAGAAACCCTGCGCCCATACCCGCCGCGCCGCCTAAACCACGACCCATCATAGTGCCTGCGCCGGGGGTTCCAATTTGGCTAGGTGTTTGGGAGACGCGGGGAAACACGTTAGAAAACTCAGCGATTGTTTTAATGTCGCCAGACACATATTTGCCAGACTGAATATCACGCGCTAATTTTGACGCAATGACTGAGCCGCCACCTTCTTTAATAGCGTCTTCTATAGTGTGGCTAACCGCCATGCGCTGACGAGATAAACGGAACTGCTCAAGAATATCCGCTGCTTTAGCGTTGTTAGACGTAGCAAGCGAGCGTTCGATTTGATTTTCTAACGCGTTTGACACATCTATCTGTGCTTTGGCTAACGCGTCATCGCCTTTTCTAAAATTACCTTTTGCTTGTTCGCGCAAAGTACGGGTAACTTCAATTGCATCTTTAGAATTAAATTTATCAACAGTAAAGTTTTTAATAAGTTTAGTTACATCTTCTGGGACTGCGCCGGGGAACGAAGCGCCCGCGCCGGCGTATTTACTTTCGACGGATATTAAATCATCTAAAAACGCGGGGTCAGTTTTAATTTCGCCAATTTGTTTAATTGGCTCATAACCTTTAGCGTATTCAGCTTTACGAATATCTTGCATTGTTGCGGAAGTTAGCGGCGCAGTCTCTGGCAAACCCGCCGCGCGTCTTGCCAACCTGTCCGTTACTGTTTGGTTTTGCACAGACGCAAGTTGTTCTAAATGCGTCTTTCCCGCCATACGCTCGGCCACAATGTTTTTACCTGTAGGCGACACACTACCGGGCGTTGCAACGTAACCTTCTCGTTGCGCGGCCTGTAATGTTGCATCGCGTACAGCGTTAAGTTCTTTTTCCCGAGTCAGCGCGTTAGGAAAGAACTTTTCTTTTGCGGCTAAAGCCGCTTGCGCGGGTTTTGTTACCGCAGACAAGGGGTTTGTATATGTGGCCGCAGTTTGAAGCGTCCGAGATACATTTGGCGCTAATCTTGACGTCGCCATGCTACCGCCAGTCAATAGCGTAGACAGGTCAGCCGCCGCGCCAACAGGATCTTCTGCCAAAGTGCGCTTAATACCTTCGTACGAGCCATAGCGATCTTTGAACATACCACCTACTGCATTAGCGGCTTCAACAGCACGAACAGCAGCGTTGGGGTTTCCTTCAAACTGGTTAATAAAATTAACCGCACTATCAGGAAGCGCTTTTTGTAGCGCGCCTGCGCCTATATCAAGGACACCCATAGCAGTTTGTACAGGGCTGGTAACCGCTTCGTACAAGCCGCCCGCAAACTTTTTAGCACTTGCAGGTATGTTTGCAATTGCTTGACCGGGCACTTCTAACAAACCATAGTTTTTACGTGGGCCAGGCATACCAGCCGCCGGCGCTTTAGGTTTATACGTAGACGCAGCAAACGCAATGGCATCTTGTTCTGTTGCGCCTTCTGGGGCATCAACAGGGATAATAGAACCATCAGGAGCGTTGACGTTAAAGCGTGGCATGTTATTTTCCTATGCTAAATCCGGGAAACTGTGGATTTGTCACTGCGTTGCTTGCGGCAGGCGCTTTAAATTCAGGCGGCATTTCCACTTCAAGCGGAATGTTAGTTTTGATGCCTTTGACGTCTTTATTGTGACGCGCAATAACATTACGAGCCGCGCGTTCGTTAATGTCAAGAATTCGATTGATTGCTTTGGCGTCCAATGAAATACGACCGCCTGCCATGTCTTTAGCAAATTCTCGGTCAGCGTCAGACAAACCAGTGCCTGCGCCAAACTGTTTAATCAACTTACCTACGTTGCCCGCCATGTTAGCTGTAAAAGCTTGTGAGTTTGCCGCAGCATCGGCGTACCCTGCATCAATACCAACAGTCTTAAGGCCTTGGTTCAAATTAACTAAGAAATCTGCGCCTGCGCCGGTGATCATGCCAGACTTCATAATGTCGCGGCCAGTTTTAACCGTGTCGATAATCGACGCCGCATCTAGCGCGGCTACTTTGTTGTCAAGAAGTAATTTTGATTGCCCTGTACCAAGTCCAGCTTCAAACGCGCCTTCTTGTTTATTGGTTATGTTAGTTGCGCCAGCACGCGCAATTTCTTTCTTTTGCGCTACTACGGTAGCAGGCAAAGGTACATCCGCGTAAGAACTAAGAGTGGTGGGCGCGCCGCTAAAGGCAGGCACTCGCACAATGTCTGTAGCTCCGCTACGGTCGACTGTTTGCGTTGAAGGTTTTAACTCGCTTGCACTAGCGCCTTGCGACGCAAGATATGCTTGGCGTTCTGCAAAAGGTATTGACAACAATCTTTGTTGCGTAGCCAAAGCCTTTGCTTTTTCTTCCGTTGAAAATAGCGGCGATGACTGAATGTCTTCTGTATGCGCAATAATGTTAGCGTCTGATGGACGGCCACTAATATCGCGCAAGGCTTGGCTCAACAATTTTTGTTTTTCCCCCGCCGCGCCAGCTAAAGACTTAGTTTCAGCGGCTTTTTGCGCAGCCGTAGTTGCCGCCTCTTTACGAAATGCGATACCTAATTGGGGGTTAACTTTAAACAGTTGGCTTTCGTAATCAGCCGATGTTGGGTCTAAACGACGCAATGCGTTGCGTTCATCCATTGCCGCTTGCGCTTCTTGCATTTTAAGCGCGTTCATTTGTTGCGTGTCTTGCGCGGCCATAATTTGCTGGAGTTGGCCATACTGCGCCAACTGGTTTGGCATTTCAATTTGTAATGGTCGAACGCCAAGAGAAATGTTTGGATTGAGTGCCATGTTTAATAATCCCCTTCGCCAAACGTGCCGCTACCGCTACCGCCAAAATTAACAGATGGGCCGCCATAAATAGAGCCACGATTTTTTAGCGCTTGTTGCAATAGAGAATTTTGCGCTTGGTTTTGGCCATAATTTAAATATGTACCTACGCCGCCAGTAAACGCATTGGCCATGCCTACTTGCCCCGCCGCCTGCGCCGCCGCGCCGCCAGTCATTAAGTTACCAACATTAGCCGCATTGGTTGCGCCAAATTGACCTAGTTGATTAGCGGTTGTTTGACCAACACCAGCCAACGATTGCAAGGGGTTTAGTTGAGCATTGCGCTCAGTTTGGTAACGATTGAACGCATTCATGTATTCTTGCGAACCCATGTCCTGACCATAGCGCTGCGCGGCTTTTAATGCGCTTCCGCTAATCAAACCACCACGGGCGGCGGCTTGACGATCAAGCGCTTTCTGGCCTTCGGATAAACGAAAACCGTAGCCTGGGTCTTGCTGAAACTGATCCATGCCAAACTTTTGATAGTTTGTTGCCAAAGGCGTCAGCGCGTTAAGTGCAGTTTGCCCCGCCGCACGATAAGGCGCTAGGTCTTCACGGGTTTGCTGAAACTGTTGGTTTTGAAGTTCAGCAGCGCGGTCTGCTGCGCCGGCTTGCGTAGACGCTGCACTTTTAGCTGCGCTTGCGCCAAGTAATGCGCTTCCACCAATTGCTAGGGCCATCCATGGCATATTAGTTCTCCTGTAGGCACTGGGCCAGTTCTTGAGCCTGCGCAGTATCGCTTGGCACAATTAAAACTTCATCAATTTCATTTACATCAACGCAATTTGTGGCGTGGATACAATACCACACAACATCTGTGAGCGATTTTACGCCATGATGTTTATTTGCTTCAATAGTCAAACAAGCTGGCGCATGAATAATTTTGCGCTCATCACCCGTCATCAACTCAATAGAACCACTGGCAAGAATCGACAAATGACTGAACTTGTGTTTATGTTGCACAAGCACATGACCCGCTGGTATCAGCGTTTCTTTTGCGTAAACCCCTGCACTAAAGTGGTGGTTAATCATCAAGTCACCTGACGTCCAGAAACGCGAATATTGACCGCGCTACCCGTACCTGCAATTGTACTTATAAAGTCACCAGCGCCAAGGACTTGGCCAACCAATTCAGGGAACGTATAGACTTCAGCCGCTTGAAGCGATTTGGTCTTGGTGATCAAGTTGGTGTTGCCAGCGGTATCGGCAACCGTGACCAAGTTGACAGAAATTGTAGCGGCAGATGCACTGATGTTGGTGGCCGTAAATTTGTCGATAATGGTCGTGACACCTGTTGAGGTGTACTGCGTTGTTTGCGATGCCTCGGCAAATTTCGCCGGTACAAGAACTTTTACTGTGACAGTCATGGTTTACTCCAAGAGCAGATTGTTGTTAGAGGCAGCTTGCATGATGACCCAATTAGTGCCGTCAGACACCATTGTCGCCCAATTTCCTACAACTGCCAAGAGAATTGCAGTGCCAGCCGACGTACTATCTAGCGGCACAATGTTGCTTGATGCTGAGTTAACCAACTGAGCCTGCATGTTCTTAACCGTGATGACACGGCCAGACCACGCCGAAGCGCTAGGAAACGTCAACGTCAAGGCCGAGCCGGTCTTGTTGTTAATGATCCACGCGTCCGTGTCGGCAATTGTATAGTTAGACGCTACAGTCACTGGCGCAGTTGATGAGCCACCACCCCCACCGCCTGAACTGGTAATGGTCACACTTGCAACCGGCTGTAATTGCAAAGCCTCAATCTGCTTTTGCATTTCAGCTATTTCAGATTCCAAAGCCGAGCAGCAGTCGGTCAATACGTCAGGCGCTGGCAGCGTTACAACGGGCGGTAAAGTCTGCAATTCCTGATTGACAGCGCGCAGCGCCTCGTCATACGACGCAACCAAAGACACGACATTTGGGCTAATGTCACCGCTTTCGCCCGCCGCATTAAACAGCGACAAGAAAAACAAATACCAAGCGCGGTCAATTAACCCCGTGCGAGGGTCAATCAACGGCACTCGCGGGGGCGTGATTGGCGTTGGCGTAGCGTTAGGGCTAGGCATTCGTTGGACTCAAAATGAGTTCAGCGCCCATGATCGTAATTTTCACAGGGTCAGTGCCCGACAACTCATACACACGGTCACGCAATTTAACAGTCATGCCCAAACGGCGCCAGATTACACGCTTGTAATATTCGCCAATCTTGCCCATGGATTTCCAATGTTCGTGTGACCATGTGTGGCCGCCATCGTCTGAGAAGCGGAGCATGACTTGAGGCTCACTGCCTTGGCCAAGGTTTAAGCCCACGCCAGACTCGCAATCAAGTTGCAGGGTGTGTTGGGTTGTTCGTTTAAGCGTGTTTGTGCCAGTAGGCAGCGCGCGCCATGAGCGCAGCCACTTTTGGATGCTTCCGTTGTCGCTAAAGTCATCTAAGTCAAACGCATAGATGTTGCCGTTTTGGTAGTCGCCAATAACAATCTGGTTGTTAAACGACATCTGGCAGTTGCCACGGTGACGGGTAAACTGCCCGTTGGCAAAGCCAGCACGCTCATGCCACGCCTGCGTGGCGGCGTCATAGACCCAAGTTGTATTGGCGGCGGGGAAAACCAAAACATAGAAGCTGTGGCCGTCTTGCTGGTAGGTGTAACCGATGGCGTCGGTCAGATCGCTGTATTGTTGAATCTGCCACTCAACCGCATGGGTTGAGATGCGCACGCCGGTGTAGCCATTGGCGCGGTAGACAATACCTTGGCCACGGCGGTCACGGCCAAGCCAGAACAGGCCGTTGTCCATCTTGGCCACTGAGTATGGGGCCGCGCAGCCAAGTTCGTTAAACGCGCCTTGGATGCGTTGTAGGGGGAAGTCTGTTGCGCCAGAGTCGTACCAAACTTCAATCGAGTTTGTACCAAACGCCCACACTTCGCGGAAGTTGGACGCCACGGCCACTAGCCCATCAGGCGAGCCTTCTGTACTGGCAAACTCCAAGGGGTCAATGGACGTGCCATCTAGCAACGCAGTGACCCACATTTTTTGGCTGTTTGGCTCATTAAACACAAAGTAGCCGTCCAGATAGCACACCGTTACAGCGCCTGGGAAGTCTGGGTCAGTGATCTGGCCAAAACCGCCCGTTGCGTTGTTGTAAATGTAACTAGGGCCATTGGCCGCGATAAACAATTGCGTGCCGTTGTCAGCCATACTGACAGGCCCAGTGCCGCTGACAGTGCCAATTAAGACGTATTCGTAAGCGTTGCTAATTTTGTAAAGTTGCGTGCCTGACACGACAAACCCCACGCCGTCGTTTGGCGAAAAAGCCCACAGGCCACGGATCGGGCCAGTGCCAACGGTGTTAAGCAAACGCAAGCCTGGGGCGCGGTTTAGGAACGCAGGCTCTTTACCGGCCTCGGGGACAATCTCAGGAAAGAGATTGACCATTCTGGCATCCGCAGCGTTGACGCTGCGTGCCACATAAGTAGAGCCAAGAATCGGCGTTTTCATGCTATACTCCTATTTACATTAAATAGGGGTATAGTATGGAAACATGGAAACCAGTTTTGGATTTTGAAAAGTTGTACGAAGTGAGCGATTTTGGAAACGTGCGCCGAATTGCTAGAAGCAAAACGCTTGACGCTACCAAAATTCCAGACGCTAAACAAATGTTTGAACACGGCGCTACCCTTAAAGAAGTTGCTACTTTTCTGGGTACGAGTATACCTACCGCGCATTCCATTAAGCAAGGTAAAACTTGGGTTGGTGACAGCGCGCATCGGCCAGCAAAAGTTCAATTGCTTAAAGGGTATTGGGTGGCAAGTCTGTGCAAAGATGGGAAATACACTCGACGCGGTGTACACCGAATGATGTGGGAAGCGTTTAATGGCCGCATTGAAGGCCGTTTGGAAATAAACCACAAAGACCTTAATCGTGGCAACAATAGATTGGAAAATTTGGAAATAGTTACGCACCAACAAAACATTCAACACGCAATTGACGCCTACAAAAACAAAGGGCTTTTGCGGGCGGTCAAAGGAACTAAAGGTTTTATTGCTGGAAAGCATAGCAACTATAGTTGTTAAAAATTTCCGGCGTAAATGTTGTACCGCTGGCGGTTGGCCACCAAAGCGTAAGGCAATGCCATCACGTCATCTGGGTTGTTGATGCGCTTCAGATCACGCTTAGAAGTCATGGCAATGCGCTGCACCTGTGGGCTTGGCTCAACGCCAAACTCGGGAGCAAACTCCATGGCCAAGTTGTATGTAAACGCCCGCAGGTAGCCAGGCGGGTAGTACAGCGCCGTGGACAAGTTGGCGGGATTGTTCAGTTCTTGAACCGAGACAAAGTGAAACTCCAAGTCCTGCGTAGGACGTGGGTAGAGATATATCTCAATGTTAGGGAACGTCATATTGACCCACATCACTTGTGGATACGTAGACGTTACGGTCTTAACAGCAATACCGTTGTACTGCTGTTGGTTAATCATTTTGATGCCATACGACACATTATTTGTCGCTTTGAAGTATGTCGCATCGTCAAGCAAGATAGGGCGAAGACCTATAAAGTCACCAGACGGGCCAAGGGTGCGGCTAATTAAGCCTGCTGGCCATGTAAAGATCTGATCTTGCGTGGAGAACACTGACAGACGCTCGGTCTGCCAACTGTCAATCATTTGGTTGAGCGCCATCAAAGCGTCTTGCGACGTGGCCGCAGAGGGCGTTTCACCTTCAGCAAGCACGCCAAGGAGCCGAAGCGCCCGATTGATTTGTTCGCCAGCGGTGTACGTTGTCATGCTTAGACCTCTTCGGTAGTCACTTTTCTACGGCGCTTAACTTCCAGCACGTTCACAGGAGCCGCTTCAGGTTCAGAAAGCGTGTCTGGATTATAACGAGTCCAGCCATTTTTTTCATCTGTTTCAGCTTCAAGTTCCATGGTGGCAATTTTGGCGCCATGGACAGGGTGAATCATTGTAATGTTCATATTAGAAAGGGGGTGGTTAGCCCCCTTTTAGTTTAAGCAACTACGGCAAACTGCCATTTAGAACCGTCAGAAATAAACAACTTACCAGTGCCAGTAGCATTAGTTGTAGTTGCAATTGAGCCGACGGGTACAGTGGTTGTTGTCACGTTTGCAGTAATAGCGGTAGTCAAAAAGTACAGACCAGCAGTAGCGTTAGCCACAGTAGCGCCAGTTGTAGCAGTTGAAGTAAGCGTGCCGCTAAAAGTAGACGCAGTAATTTCAGCGCCGGTAATGGTAGTTCCAGCAACAAGTTCTGGGTCAGAATACGCGACGCCTACGGGTTTGGAATTGGCCATGATTGTTTCCTTTTAAAAATGAGGGCCGAAGCCCCCATTGTTTACTTCAAGAAAGCCGAGTAAGCCGCGTCGCCGGTACGCACAAAACGGTATGTGTGTGCGCCGTGACGTGGGACAGTAACAGAGCCAACAATCGTAATGCCAGTGCCTGTTGTGACAGGAACGGTAGACGAAGAGCCGGTGTTGTTGTCGTTGCAGATTGTCAACTCAAAAGCAGAGCCAACTTTTGCGCTAGGAATAGCCGCATCGAGCAACGCTGCTGTAGGCAGAGTCACGGTCAATGTAGCATCCGATGCTTTTTTGCAAACAACCAAACCAACAACTACTTGAGCAGCGGTCAACGTAGTGTCGCCAGTCAAGGTTGCGGGGATAGTTTGTACTGTCAGTTGTGCTTCTGTCAGATTGCCGTCACCAATTTGATAACCGCCTGCGCCATTAGGTAAAGCCATGATAATTTCCTTTCAATGTTAATAACAAAGATAGGGGCCGAAGCCCCAATCAATTAGCCCCAGATGCGGCAGCCCATTTGTGGGCGAATCGCATTGAAACCGTACAAAACGTCAATACGGCAAGGCATACGGTCATTGTTGATATCGTACTGGCGCACGACACGCAAAGAGATACCGTTGTGAACTGCGCGAGCAGCCATGTCAACACCTTGTGGCAACAACAAGTCAGCGGTCGCAAAAGTGATCGCATCTTTGTGATAGACCAAGTTCTGAGCGTACTGGCTAGAAGCCGCACCAACGAACACTACAGCTTTGCCAGTAGCAGGCAATGTGTTCATAGTCGCCAAAGCATTGTTTGCTGAGTACATTGGGGCCACGGTCACAGTAGCAGTTGTGGTAGCTGTGGACGAAGCCAAAGCTACAAACTGGAACAATGAGCCAGTAGACTCACGAGTCTGTGGGTTAACAGCATACACGTCAGCAATTGTGAACACGTCGCCAACAGCGATAGTCTCGCCAGAGCCGACAGTCAGCGTCAATGTAGCAGCGCCTTCGGTAGTCACAGCCGCGCCGGTAACAGTGCCAGTAGCGGCGCGTGTACCAGTGGTGTGCTGCTTGATAGACTGAGACATGTTGATCTCGTCAAAGCCAAGAACACCAGTGCCCATCATGCCGTTCTTAAACTGCTTGCTGATGGTGTCTGTAGGATTGAACAGACCCTTCATGCCTTCAACCAAACCAGCGTTAGCGGCAGGGTTGACAGTAGCGTAACGGGGGTTCATCACAGCGGCGTTTTCGTTCAGCTTCTGCTGGGCTTGGAGCAAGACCAAAGAAGTAGAAGGCGTAGTGCCAGGTGTACCAACGGTGTTACCGATGGATTTGTACGCATTGGCCACGTCAGCGTCAATGGAAGACGCCAATTGGCTGATACGAGGCTTTAACACACGCTCTGCGAAGTCGTCCAATTGCATGGTCAATTCAGCAGATGTGAAGTTAACACCGATGTGCTTTTGTGAAGCAACAGTCAATGTGGTGAACTGCTCGTTGTCGTCTTGCACTTGCAAGGCGGCGCCGTCAGTTACCAAAGCGCGATCAGGTAAACGGATACCCAGTGTAGAGCCGATCTTTGCGCCTTCAACAGCGAAAGAGTCGTCATACTGGCGGTTCACGTTACGTGTCAATACCAAGTTGTTTTCAAGGATCTCTAAAGCCTTCCTTGTGATCATGTCAATGGTGAGAATCGAGTTACTCATGGTAAATTCCTTTTAAAGTCAAAATTTTAGCGGTTCTGCGCTTCCCACTTCTTTATCTGTCGTTTGCGTTCGGCCTCAATCCACTGCGAATCCGTCATGGTCTTGGTAGACCTTGGATCAGTAGTGTCATAGGCCGACACTCCAGTGGAGCGTGCGGTGACAAGAGAAATCGGCGCTGGCGCTGATGTTGTTTTCTTAATCGGGGGCGCTGAAACCAGTTTGGCCTCAATTTTCCCAATTTCTTTCGCCTGACCGAGTGGCGTCATGCGTGAGATTCGATCTGCTTCTTTTGGATTTGAGCCAAGGTAGTACGCTAACTCAGGCCCAATGTCCGAAGACTGGATCGTTTCAGCCATCACGTT